ACGCGAAGACGAACGGCAAGCAGGGGCTGGACAGAAGTGAGGGCTGTGGGAAAATGAAGCCGGGCATTGTAATTGAGACGGGGCGGCTGCTGGTAAAAATTCGCTGGTTTGAAGACATTGGTGATGAAAGGGAGGTCGAGGTTGATCTCCCAAGTAGCGGGCGCAGCGTAACCCGTGGCGCTCGTTAGAGGCACCATGTCGACATAGGTGTTCCCCTCGAGGAGCTCAATGCCCGTGCGGTCGGGTGGAGCGGTCTCTCTGCCTTGAGAAACTCCTACGGCGATGTCGAAGATGTGACCAGCAGCGCCACGCATGGGAGTGAACTTCAACTCCAGCTTAATGAACTTGGCGTCTGAAAACCGATGGGTGATCCCGGCCACTATGCCGGTAGTAGACGGAACGACGCTCCCGTGGATGGAGCGCGTACCAACGGTAGCGTTGGGACCACCTTGAAGCCAATTTTCAGAATTGTAGTAAGTAACCACGGTCCATTCACGTGAGAACTGCCCGGCGTCGTGTCCTTGACCAATGGCACTTATGCCACGTGGAATCGCTGTGAACGCTCCAGTGTTCTGGACAAGCTGGGTGACAGCGGCAGTAGTGGCTCCAACGGCGCCAGTGGAAGGGGGAACTTGGGCAGAGTTTTGTTGCATGTTGAGAGAGGAGATTGAAACACGGCCATACTTAAGAGAGCGAACAGGAGACTGGAAAAGAACCCTAACACGGAGACGATAAGAGAAGTGAAGAAGACAGATCAGAAAACGAGTCGAGAGAGTGAAAGAGCGGGAGAGAGGAGAAGCGAGAGTCAGAGTAGCGACTTTATGAGAGGTGGGGTGTCAAGCCCGAGCCTAAGGCAGAGAGCTCTGAGGAGGTGATGTTGTCTGCGAAGAAGACGTTTTTCAGGACGACTAAGCAACCAAATACGCGCGATCAAGGCTGAGCAAGAATCGCGAAGAGCCTGCACGGAGTCGAGTGTGAACTGCGATCGTGAAAAAAGTATGGAGGTAAGAGTGGGACACAATTTGTGACCGAGCTCAACAAGAAAACCGAGGCAATGGATGTCGATTTCCGAGAGGTGGTCTGACATGATATCGCCCAATTTATAGGCAGTGTGCAATTCTGACAGATAACTCGGCAGGACGGCCATCAGGTCATCTTTAAGAATGTGGAAAAGTGTCTTCAGATACATCAACGTAGGGTTTCGAATGAGGCCGGCAGAGGTGACGACATACCCGCAGAAATCGATGGATGGTGCGACCACGGTTTTGGAGAGAACTGCAACATGCCGACTCTGAGCAGCCCATTGGGGGCGTTCGACACAAACTTGATTGATAGCTGAATCATCGCCACCGAATAAGGCGAGGCAGTGCAACTTGCCATATTTCAGTGAGCTGACGGCAATCGAGAAGAGAGTATTAAAATCAAAGGTGCCGGGCTCGCCAGTGTCACGACTCACGTCCTT